CAACAAATGATCCCTGTCTGATGTCACACTTGCCCAGGAATGTGTGATGATCTGGTGTTAGATTGCAGGACATTTTCTTATAATGTCCAAACGGCACATTGAATTCACCCTTTGAATTATATCTCTCCATGCCAGAGAAACACAACTGTCTGACAATAATGTATGAGACTGCTTGTATTAGTGAGGTAAAATCTTGAGGGTTATTGATTACATTTCTTGCAGCATAGAATGCCTCTTGTAGTGCATTATGCTCATAAGTTTTGATGATGTTGATGTGATTTAAGACATGCACATGATCAGAGCTCTGCAATACTTTGTAGAGGTTGATTACCATCGGGTTGATGTCATTCAGAATAGCAGGAGTTTGCAATCCAAATGATACTGCTGCACCACCACAGAAAGGTTCAATAACTCGATTGAATTGTTGTGGTAGCATTTGTTTGATCAGTGGTAGTTCTTTACTCTTACCACCTTGATACTTGATGACAGGTTTCATAGGTACTCAGTCAATAGTTTATTATATCACAAACCAAGAAGTTTGTGCAGTTCCTCAGATTTACCAATTTTTTGAAAATCTTCAACGGTGAAATCAAGTTCAAACGTATCAATAAACCACTGCATCCCAAAAATCATACCAAACTTACCATCTTTCTTGAAAGTGCCATAATAAAATGGACAGAAAATTCCACCATCAACACTAACATCGAACTGCTCTTCTAGTCCTCGTTCAATCTGTTCTTCACGACGAAGTGTGTCTCTAGTCTTACCACGATCAAGGTCAGGATTGCACTTGATTTCTCTTGTAATTAGAACACCATCTTCCATCTGTCCAAGCAAATCAATTTGGTGATCTTCACCATCAACAGTGATAATCATATTGCGACCTTTCTTCTTAAGAAGGTCGAGTTTATTTTTATCACCCAAAACCTTAACCAAGAAAGTTTCCATCCAGTTACCAACACGAATAGAAACATATTGGGGAACAGTATCTTTAGTCAACCACTCTTTAATCAAAGAAGATTTCTTTACAGATTTGGACATATCTTCTTGAACAACTTCAATAAAGAGAGAAGTAAGATCCATGTGTTTGATTGATTACTATGTAATAATACATGAAAACCACCCCCCATGGGGGAATGGTGGACGGTTTGACCAACTGTCTACCGTCTGATCTCTGAGATGGCAGGTTGACCTTGATTAAACACAACATCTACAACTGCCTGAACTTTGCGGGCAGTGCTGATACCTACAGAGTCATAAGTTGGGATGCAAACTAAACCAAATGTCTTCTCAGATCCACCCAAACGAATCACACGACCGATAGATTGACTGATGCCGATGTAATCCATGTTCCGCATGAAAATAACAGCTTCAAGACCACTCACGTTGATACCCTCAGACAGAATAGAGTGGTGAATGACAACAAACTTTTTCTCAGGATCTTTGCCCCAAGTGTTAAGTGTGTTAAAGAACTCTTCGCGGTTGACTTTCTTGCCGTCGATGATTGCACCAGTCTTAGATGTAATCGTCATCCAAGAATATCCACGCTGATACAACTCAGTGCAGAAGTCAGACTGAGACAGAAGACCAACAATCTGTTTCGTAGTACGAGCACAAATCAGAGTCTTGTCGATGTTATTGTCATCAATCGTTTCCAGCAGATTGTCAGCATCTTCAGCATACATGACCTTACGACCTTTCACCAAAGGCAGTTGCTTCACTATAACTTTGGGAGGAAGAATGTAACCACCTTCAACCAACTCAGGAGCAGGAACATTGACCAGAACTTGACCATAAACATGACCCCAATTCATGCCTGGTTTCTTCACTGTGAGAGAATGTTTGGGAGTTGCTGTATAGAAATAGCAACGATCTGCGTTCTCTGCAAAGAACTCAGTAGCAGGATAAAAGTTACGCTTGACGCTGTTATGTGCCTCGTCAAAGTAAATAGTATTCACCTCAATATCAGCATCAACGATACGCTGAAGAGAGTTGTAAGAGGTGAAGATGATAACATTCTCACCCGCAGTTCTTGCAGTGGTAGCAAACAGATGAATCTTTTCTGCTTTGGTGCTGCTGAAGTGATGGGTCTCACCACTATGAACGTGCATAATGTGAGTGTTGGCAGTATCAATGACCTCCAAGAACTCAGAGCAAAGTTGTTCTGACAGCAAAATGCGGGGAGCAACAACAACCGTGGTAGTGCCATTGTTGATAACATCATGGCGGCGCTGAGTATCAACAATCATGGTCAAAGTTTTACCACCACCAGTAGGCACGATGATCTGACCCTTGTTATATGCAAGCATACGATCAATGATACGCTGTTGATGTGGACGAAGGGTGAGCATGTTCGTTGTGTTGATGTCAATAGTATAAAGCACAGAGACCCTCCTAGAAGCGCCTCTGTGCCACTTAATTAACTGTCTTGGTCTTCTTGTACCTCTTCAACCTTTTTAATCACTTTAGGACCAACCTGCACACGTTTGCTTTCATAAAAGAACTTAACTCGTTCTTTTCGTGCTTGCAACAACAGATCGTATTCCTCCTGCTGTTCTTTAGTGAAGTGGAAATCTTGCTCTCGCCACTTATCACGAAGCTCTTGAAGATGTGGCAGGACGTTGACAGTTGAGGTAGGGAAATTCATATCAAACAGTGTACTTATCTTGGGCAAATTCGTCACACTTGATGAAATACTCATCAGAATTTTCTCTCATTTCAAGTTCCTGACAGTCAGCAATCAAGTTCAAAAGTGTTTCCTTGTCTTGCTCAAATTGTTCAAAAGTGTAACTCATGTCACTCATTTGTTTGACTCTCTTAATATACACGGGATTGATGGTCTGTGGGAGATTAGTGGACAGTAATCTGAGTGTCCACTGCTCCTAAGTTTTTCTTTACATGCTCCTCCCAGAATACAGCATCTTCAATTTTAAGAAAGGTTGCTTTTTGTTTTGCATAACCTTTCTTCTTTGGTTTCATGTAATTGACTTGATACATATTAAAACTTTCTAATGTATATTTCCATGTCGTCCAGATTTAACGCATTTGAATATCTTCTACTATTCACATAAACAAGTTCATCATATTGATAATCCTGAACTACAATTAAACAGTGATAATTTTTATGACGGGGAACTAAATTATCCTCTTTTGGTCTGACACTAATCTCAATCGTGAGGTGATCTTCATCGACATAATACACCCATCCCTCAACATTACGCCAGGAAACATAATCATTCAGTCTGGGAATATATTTCATGAGAAAGCTGCCATTAAAGGATTAAGGTTTAACTGCATAGCAGTATAGTTGCGAGTATCCTTAATGTCTACCTGATTTCCGTGCTTGGTGGAGTTAATAGGGGCATAGTAGCATTGCTTTTTGGTGTCCCAGAATCCCCAAATAGTTGCAACAGGATCATTATCGTTGTAATTGTATTGGTTATGATGGCACAACCAAATAGAAATAATGTTGCATTTATATTGTCGTACTTCATAGGAATAACCTTTTGGAGGTTCATGAATAAAATCAGGGGGCAGTTCGAGTTGGTTCATCATCAACACAGATTGATTCATAGTCTGGATACATCGTAGCAACAATATATTGTGCAAGTGCTTGTGTAGGTGCCACTACATAAACATCCACACTATAAAACAGTTGTTCGTCAGTGTCACCACCTTGCATGACAAGTTCTACATTTGCTTTCCATACATTTTCATTCTTGAGATGCTGATCCCAAGAAACTATCATATCAGGTTGCATGATGAGCCTTCAGGTCTGGGTTTGGTTGAGATGATACAACAGGATTACGGTCAAGGTTTTTGATAACAATGAACGCATCTTTATTATACTTTCGGGTGCCTTTTACTGGTGCCCACTTAGTGCCAGCACCATCAATTTCATAAACTGAAGTACCCGCAATCTCCACGGCGACGTTATCACCTTGCTCCCATCCCATTTTTTCAAGTGCGATGGCAAGTTGTCCTAGCATATCACTAGGATACATCACAGATTCTTCACTCATGTAATAAATTCCTCAACAATTTTAGACTCAAGATCCTCTGCAAGTGCATAAGTGCGCGAGTTCAGGATATTTTCACGAAGATTTCCATAGTATTGACTATAAAAATCTCCATCATCTGCAGCAGTGATGAGATCAAAACACTCATCATTGTTCTCGGCAATCACATTCCAAATACCTCCATATTCACTTGTAGGAAATGGAACATAGTGGTCAACGATGTAGAAAAACTTGGTCATTTTCTCTGACGAATTACTCTCAGATTGTATCATGAACAGTAAAATTCTTCAAGATAGTAATCAACAGTGACCTCAAGTGCTGCTGCTTCAGCTTCAATCATCGCCCAGAACTCTTGGGCGATTTGTCGTGCTTCATGTTCGTTTTTCATACGGCAAGTGCTCCAGAGGGAATCTCAACGATTTCAGGATCGTTGTCATTAAACTCATTCATATCATAACATACCCAACCAGCACTGGTGAAGATGTAAGAGTATTCTTCACCATCAGACAGAAACTCTTCACGGGTTTCATCATAGCGAGGAGGGCAATTCTCACCGCGAGCAGAGTAATACTCAGGAGCATACTCACCCTGAGGAAGTTTCTTGCCCCAGATCTCATCTGCCCAGCAAGATGACATATCACCACCATCAATCAGTTCTGCTGCCTCTTCACGGGTTTTGTATTGTGTATTCAGGATACGACCCAACCACTGCGGATAACCATCCCAGTGGTGATAAGCAGAGAGAACAGAACCGTCTTTAAGTTCGATGCCGATGCGTGAGCGGGTTGCCATGAGTGGTTTTCCTTTGACTCTCTTAATATACATGAGATCGGAGTGGATGGTGTCAAAAGTGGACACTTCAACCACCGTCCACCTGGCACCCTACCATAGCTCCACCAACGATGCCCGTGGGGATTGCCCAGATCCAGTTCTCTTTCTTAGAAAGAACTCCGCCCAATGCACCACCTAAAAGTCCACCAGCTACAGTTCCTTCTGCACAGGAATTGTCATCCACACGACCCATTTGGGGGTGTGGGTCTTCGTATCTAGGGAAAGAATTAGGAGTAGTTTGAGGCATGAAACTTGGTCTTTCACAAGGAACTCTCACTTTTTTCTTATATGATCTCACATAACCAGGGTTCTTCATAGTGCCTGGAATATATTCTTCTCGATACTCTCTACGGAAACATTTTTCTTGCTCAGCATAACCACCCCTAGATCTATATCCTGTTCTAGGACCACCCGCAAGTGCAGGAGCAGAGGTTACACCAATCAGCAACAATGCTGCTAGTAGTTTCATCGGTTTCATTTAACTACTAATAATTTATACTAAAAAAGGGGATCCGTCAAGATCCCCTGTGACACTTTAATGATTGTCCTATAGATTCTCGAAGCTTCCCTTACAAACCATACAAAGGTATGTAGGCAAATAAAGAATTTGACATTTACTCTTGTGTTCTTGCTTTTTGGACAAGATATTCAGCAAATTCTTCCATTTTATCTGGATGAATTGATCGAATATCTGCCTCTTCTACCGCAAGTTTCATTGATTCAATGTGTTCATGTTTAAGTTTTTTATCTTTGGGTAGAGTCATCGGCAATCTCCTAAATGTGATGACATGCTAACATGTCACTTCACAATTACTTATAGATTTAAGATTGTCTTCGGGATTGCTTAAAATGTCTTCAGGATACCATGTACCAAACTTTTCAGGGGCATACCAAAAATCTTCCCAATCCTGTGGAGTTGCGTCACTAATCATTTCTTTTCTAAACGTTTTTTAATCATCTTAACATAACTAACCTCTTCCGGTGTGTACCAGTTGGGGTGTTTTTTAGATAACTTAATGATTTTTTTCGCTGCTTTTTTAGTTGTTTTTTCCTCCATAATTGCACACTTTTACAGTATGTAATTATTTATTTTTATGTAGTCTGTCTTCTTGTTCGGTTTGTATCAAATGTCATAGCATTTCCACACACCATTTTCTTTCACGCCAACTTGACGATACTTTTCACACTCACAGGGATCAGATACATATGGATACTCAAAAATACCCGTTGCTGTATCTGTTTCAGCAATTTTTTTCTCCTCTTCAAGATTCTCTTTTAAGAATCCCCAAGGTCCAGCACCATTTTCATCACGTTTCTTCATAGCAACACCAGCTAGAGATTCCATCACTTTAAGAATGTCCTCTGCTTTAGCACCTTCACCCAGCTCTCCTGCGACATAATAATACTTGGGGAAGAAATCTTCACCAGCGTCGATGTATTCGTTCAATGTAATTGGTTTCATTTACCTACTCCATAATCAGGTGCTTTCTTTTCAAGTTCACAAATAGTTTTGTGCAATCGTTTTACTGCTTCACTCATTTCAGGTGTTTCTTCCCACTCCCAAGTATCACCTTTGGAGTTCTTCTTTGATTTTTTACTCACAATTTACCTCTTGCATTGCTAGCAGTGTTTCCAATGGAATCCAAGCTGGATTTTCTTTTGCGAACTGTACCTGTACTTCGGTTATCACCGCTTCCAGATCTTTTCGGTAAGTTTGTCTTGTGTTTTTTACTGAACTTAAAGGATTTGCCGTCACGATTAGATACCTTGTAATCTTTAGGTCTCAGTTTATATCTATCCAGGTATTTTTGCAAGTGTTCCTCACACTCAAAATGGCACACTGTCAAAGCAATACCCTTTACATTGTGACAATCTTTATTTACCTCCAATCTCCACGGAAATGTTTCATATGGAAAATTCATATTGAAGTCAGGTTCAAGAATACATGACCAAATCATCAATTCCAACGCTTAGATTTAAGATACTCAAGAACATCCTGACGAAGATCCATAAGTTCATGATAACACCGTTGATTGTGAGCACATTGACGAAGTGCTGGATCTGGTTTGATTACAGACTCAATAAAAATATCAAGTCCACGATTCCATTTCTCTTGTTTACTTTCATTGTCTTCAATGTTGTTCTGATCTTTCATTTAATAATCTCCCAATGGTCGTCTGCGGATTCATTCATCCAAAAGAAGTATTTACCACTGATGGATGCAAGAAACATTCTACCATCTTTTCTCTTCTCTACGCGACAAGAGTGTAGAAGATCCATTTGATTAGCAAAACGATTCTTCGCTTTACTAGTCTTTGGACGTACACAAATGAATTCAGTTTTAGTAATAGCCATGGTTAATCAACCTCCACAAAGGTATTCTACAGGGTTTTTAGAACTTGTCAAGAACAACAGAAGTCACACGAACTCCCCAGTTCATCAACCAGAAGAACGATGCAACGAAGATTATCTTGTGAGTGGCAGTCATACCCCCTGTGTGCTGTATGCACCTACTATAAGACCGCCTAGGGGTCTCCTAGACGGTCTGTGGACGCTTTATGGATTGACTCCACCAGGCAATCATAGTATATCGTGTTCCAATAATTTCTGAAACACCATGAGGTAATAATTTTCCATTAAAAACTAAAAGTTGTCCTTTTTTTGGTCTAAACGTTTGATTATCAACTATAGTTTCTCCTCCTCGATAATCATCATTAAGATAACAAACTGATGTCCAAAAATTATCTCCGCATGGATCTCCTGGATAAGTAACATCTTTATGAATGTCACATGATAATCCAGACCGCCATTTAACTATTTGTCCGTAATTAAGGTTGAAATTAAATTGATGTGATATGTTGCGTACATATTTTTTGTATATCGAAAATGATATAGGATTAAGAATAGAAATATCTTTTAGAAGATGAATCTCTCTCCCTAAAAATTCTTCACGTTTTTTATTAGAATTGGCGTAACTAATAATCTTATCGCACTGATAAGGTTTGAGAAAATTATCTACAAGATGTACTGATCTATTATCAAAA